TACGAGTAGGGGAAGCTGACGGAACCCAAGGAGGTATGTGTTGGGGAGATGGTAATGCTACATTCGCATCAACGCATCCTTTTAGGTTTTACACTCAAGGAACGGCTAACACTAATGTATATGGTGGAATGGGTGGTAACTTAGGGCTTACTATTACAAATGGGTATGCTATAAGTAATGGCAGTATGAGAGCCCCAATATTCTACGATTCTGACAACACTTCGTATTATTTAAATCCAAACGGAACTTCTCAACTTAACGGGATATATTATGATGAGTGGTTAAGAAACAATAGAAGTACTGCTACAGGTTTATATTGGGAATCAGTTTCTCCGGGAGCTGAATGGTATATTTATCCTCAGGACCAACGAGATATGACATTCAGGACTGGTTCAGGTAATGGAGGTATAAAAGGTACTATTGAGAACACAACAGCAAGAGGGTATATTCATTGGACAATTAATAATGAAATTGGGTTTTTAAATAACAGTAGGAGCTGGTCGTTAAGAGTTGACAGTAGCGGGAATACTTTTGCTACATCTTCCTCAAGAGCACCTATATTCTACGACTCAAACAACACTGGGTATTACTTAAACCCCGCTAGTACATCTAATGTGAATGTAATTACAGCAGCTGGAACAATGACAGCTACTAATTTCATATTATCATCAGATGAAAGAAAGAAAACTAAAATAAAAGATTTATCGTGTGATAATATAGATATAAGCTGGAAGTCTTTCGAGATGAAAAGCGATGAAGGAGAATACAGGGTGGGTGTTATAGCTCAAGAATTAGAGATAAAACATCCTGAATTTGTAAACACTGATAACCAAGGATTTAAGTCTGTAAAATATATTGATTTATTAATCGCTAAAATTGCAGAGTTAGAGGCAAGGTTAGAAAAAGCAGGACTATAATGGCAGTACCAGATACTAATACTTTTACTTTACAAAACGTTGTTACAGAAGTAAATCCTACTACTGATGATTTAGTAGATTGTTTTGCTGACGCGGTGGCTAGCAAATTCGATCCAAATTACTCCGGTAGCAAAAACTCTTTATTGAATTTTAGAAACTACGGAGCTGTAACATTAACTACATTCCATTTAACCGTGAATACACCAAAAAGTACTTTTGCTTGTTATGGTACAGCTAATAATGTTGCTTACCACGATGGAGACCCTAATACTATAGCGGCTGTAGGCGACACAGTATATAGTGATTCAGCAGGTACAACAACGTATGCCGCGGGAACCTACGGTCAAACTTTCTATTCAGGAGGATATGTAGGATCTAGAATTGTAGTAGACTCTTCAGGTGTTGTAACTGCTTATTACTTGTGTTAATTTTAAATAAAACAATATGAAAATAATAGATACAGACTTGAAAGATTATTCAGGTAGCGAATTTAATGTTTATAAAGACTCAGAAGGTATTACATTTATAAAGTTTTCTAATGGACAATGGATAGATAACAGAGACACGTATGCTTCTGTGTTTTTAGGTAAATGTGATTCTTGTACCGGGTTTTTTAAAGATTCTTTTAAAGATTTTACCTATGATTCAGTATTAGTAGCAGGGTTAGGCTTTGGATTAATACCCCACGAATTATCTGAAGTCAATAAATGTAGTAAAATTGATGTTTTAGAAATTAGTCAAGAAGTTATTGACTATAACATTTATTCAGGTCATTTAAACCCTATTATAAATATTATAAAAGGTGATATATTTACATATACTACAACAGAAAAATATGATTTAATTATTATAGATACAATCTGGGAAAAAGAAGAAATGACAGAAGAGCAATATCAACTACTTGTTTCTAAGTTCTATAATACAAATTTAAACGAAGCAGGGGCGTTATATGTACCCGTGCTTCACAAATGGTTAATAAAATAAATAAATAAAAACAGAAATTATGATTACTTACGATTGGAAAATTACGGCTTTAAAGAAAGCACCAACACTAGACGGATTGTCTAATGTGATTACACACATTAAATTTGATTACACAGGAACTGACACAGAATCTGGAGAGTCGCACACATTTAATGGAGCTTGCCCTGTGCCAGCACCATCTGCTGAAAACTTTGCAAGTATTGAAACATTAACTGAAGCTATGGTTATCGAGTGGGCAAAAGCAAATCACCCGGTAGATCATATGAATGAAGTTATTGAAAAAGGTATTAAATCTAAAATTACACCTACTAACGAAGACGTAACAGAATTAGATTGGTTAGCAACAGAAGAAACAGTAGAAACAAAAGAAGATGATAACATATAATTGGAATTGCAAAACGGTTGACACATACCCAACACACGCAGGAGAGTCTGACGTAGTGTATAATGTGCACTGGAGAGTAACAGGAACATCTGACCAAGTAGACGCTAACGGAAGTCCTTATTCTGTTACTAATATAGGGACACAGTCTTTAAATACAGAGGACCTATCTAACTTTACAGCTTTTGATACTGTAGTACACAGCGATGTTGTAGGATGGGTTAAAGAAGCTCTGGGTGAGGAGCAGGTTGCTAGTATAGAAGAAAATATCGAGAATAACATTAACGCTTTGATTACACCTGTATCAGTTACATTAACCGTGGCGGATGACCCTGTAGAGTAAAAAAAATAATTTGTATATTTGCTATATAAAAATTTAATTAAAATGAGTAAAATAAAAGAAGAGCAACTAAAGAAGTTGCAAGAATTAGTTGGTAAATCAAACAACCTTCAAGCTCAGATTGGAGGACTAGAGGTTCAAAAGGCTGCAATAGTAGGTGAGATTTTTAAGAACCAATCAGAGCTGCAAGAGTTTCAGAAGGAACTAGAAGAGGAGTACGGACCTATTTCTGTAAATTTAACTGACGGAGAAATCTCAGAGGTAGAAGAAAAGGTATAGGTTTTGCATATAAGAAAAATTTCCATAGGATCAGACTATAAGTCTAGCTCCATGCACTATATACACGGACAAGATGTTCTTAACGGTGAATACAAGATTCACTTAATTCAATATGTTCAAGAGTCAGATTCTTTTTGTATATGGATAGAGCGTAGGGGCGAGGTTATCCTATGGAAACAATTCAACAAGAATATGCCTATATCAATAGAGTATAACATAAACTTCTAATGAAATCTCCTACAAACTTTATTGTGCGTCCACTGAACGGTCGCAGGTACGATAATATAAAAAAGATTGGTGATATAGACCTGATAACGAGCACCTCTCAAGAAGATCACAAGGTATCAAACAGATACGCTGAGGTTGTTTCTACTCCTGTAAATTATTCTGGAGATATACAGCCTGGCGACACTCTTATTGTTCATCATAACGTGTTTAAGTACTACTATGACATGAAGGGAAGACAGAAGAGTGGTAAGAGTTTTTTAATGGGTGATCTATTCCTTGTTGATGACTATCAGTACTATATGTATAAGCACGATGGTGTGTGGAAGTCTAAGGAAGAGTTTTGCTTTATAAAGCCAATACCTAAGGAGGAATTTTATGTTCATAGCCCTGGAACAAATCAACCCTTGATTGGTGAGGTTAAGTACACGAACAATACGTTAACATCTTACGGTGTTAATGTTGGTGACAGGGTTTCATTTAAACCCGAATCAGAGTATGAGTTTGATATTGACGGAGAGAAGTTGTATAGAGTAAGAACAGACTGGATAACATGGATGCAACAGAAATAAAGAAGGATATAATAAGGGCAGCTGAGGTTGCTGTTAGGGAACTTATAAAGGTTGCTAAGGAGGGTATTATTAAGAATGATTATGACGACCTATCTCCAGACATAGCTGCTGACAGGCTAAAGAATGCTGCTGCATCAAAGAAGCTTGCTATATTCGATGCTTTTGAGATTCTAAACAGAATAGAATCTGAGAGGTCTATGCTAGAAAGCAGTGTTGAGAACTCTAAAGATATGAACAGTTTTGCTGAAAGAAGAGCTAAATAATGTTATACCTAGTGGTGTAATAAAAAAAAAGAATAAGGCAAGATCATTCTCCTATGGTTATGACGAAAAGTATGACGTTGTAGTTATATCTAAGGATGGTACGATAGGTGATATTTGGAATATTAATGGTGTTAACATAGCACTTCCATCTAAGCCTAACAGTGTACACAAAAGGAGTAGCAAGAATTCAGATCAGTATTGGGAGCCATTCGAGTATCCTAAAACACTACAAAAAATAAAATCAATATTTCAATGGAATCAGTCTCCTAAAGAATTTAAGAGCAACTGGGTTGATTATATTGAGGAGGAGTTCGATAGAAGAGATCACGGGTTTTGGTTCTATAATAACGGAGTTCCTACATACATTACTGGTACACATTATATGTATCTGCAGTGGACAAAGATAGATGTAGGTCATCCAGACTTTCGTGAGGCAAACAGAATATTCTTTATATTCTGGGAGGCTTGTAAGGCTGACCCTAGATGCTTTGGTATGATATACCTAAAAATAAGGCGTTCAGGTTTTTCTTTTATGTCCTCTGCTGAAACAGTTAATACAGCAACACTTGCAAAAAATTCTAGGGTTGGAATACTTTCTAAAACAGGTTCTGATGCAAAGAAGATGTTTACAGATAAGGTTGTACCTATATCTAGCAATTACCCTTTCTTCTTTAAGCCTATACAGGATGGTATGGATAAACCTAAGACTGAGTTAGCTTATCGTGTTCCTGCTTCTAAGATTACTAAGAAGAACATGTATGACGATGCAGATGATATGGCTGGTCTTGACACAACAATAGACTGGAAGAATACTGATGACAACTCATACGATGGTGAGAAGCTACAGTTACTTGTTCATGACGAATCAGGAAAATGGATCAAGCCTAATAATATACTAAATAACTGGCGTGTAACAAAGACTTGTTTGCGATTAGGTAGTAGGATTATAGGTAAGTGTTTGATGGGATCAACGTCAAATGCTTTAGATAAGGGTGGTGAAAATTTTAAGAAACTTTACTACGACTCAGATCCGAGAACAAGAAACGCAAATGGTCAAACTAAAAGCGGACTATATTCACTTTTCGTACCTATGGAGTACAACCTAGAAGGTTTTATAGATAGGTACGGTAACCCTGTGTTAGATAATCCTTCAAAACCAATAGAAGGAGTGAACGGTGATTACATAAAGAGAGGAGCTATAGACTACTGGGATAATGAGGTTGCTAGTTTAAAGAATGACCCAGACGCACTTAACGAGTTCTATAGACAGTTCCCTAGGACAGAGTCACATGCGTTTAGGGATGAAAGTAAGTCATCTATATTTAACTTAACGAAGATATACCAGCAGATGGACTATAACGATAACCTTATAAGAGATAGGGTATTAGTTAAGGGTTCGTTCCACTGGAAGGATGGTAAGA